TGATTCAGCAACGGCACTTTATGCAATCAATAGTATTGCTGAAGTTCGTAAAGACTGCGTTGTATTCGTATCACCAGCTCTTGCAAACGTAACATCAGCAACACCAGCTGATGATGTTGTCAACTATCGTAAGAATGCACTTTCAAATGTGTCATCTTCTTATGCAGTAATGGACAGCGGCTGGAAGTATCAGTATGACAAATACAACGACAAGTATCGTTGGATTCCATTGAATGGTGACGTTGCTGGACTTTGCGCACGAACAGATACTGAGACAGATCCATGGTTCTCACCAGCTGGTGCATCACGCGGATCAGTCAAGAATGTAATCAAACTTGCATACTATCCAGCAAAAGCAGACAGAGACACACTCTATAAGAATGGTATCAATCCTGTTGTGTCATTTGCTGGTGAAGGAACACTCTTGTTTGGTGATAAGACGATGCTTTCAAAGCCAAGTGCTTTCGATCGTATCAATGTTCGTAGATTGTTTATTGCTCTTGAGAAAGCAATTTCTCGTGCAGCAAAAGCGCAACTCTTCGAGTTCAATGATGAGTTTACCAGATCTCAGTTTGTTTCTATTGTTGAGCCATTCTTGAGAACTGTAAAGGGGCGTCGTGGTATCACAGACTTCCAAGTCGTGTGTGATGCATCAAATAATACACCAGATGTTGTAGATCGCAATGAGTTTGTTGGTGACATTTATGTCAAGCCTAACCGCAGCATTAATTTCATTCAACTCAACTTTGTTGCAGTTCGATCAGGTGTGTCGTTTGATGAAGTCGTTGGTAGAATCTAATAAATAGTATAAAGTCAGGAGAACGCAATGCCTTTTAACATTACAGACTTTAAGGGTAATTTTACACTCGACGGCGCACGTCCTAATCTGTTTGAAGTAAACATACCTGTTTTCAATAGAAAACTTACGTTTACTGCAAAAACAGCACAATTGCCAGGATCAACACTTGGAACAATTGAAATTCCTTACTTTGGAAGAACTGTTAAGGTTGCAGGAAATCGTACATTCCCAGAGTGGACAGTCACTGTTATCAATGACGAAGATTTCGTAATTAAGAATCAGCTTGAAAGATGGATGGGAAGAATAAACGGTCACGAAAGCAATTTGCAACGCGCACGCTTTAATCAATATGCATTTGATGCTGATGTTTATCAATATGGAAAGCAAGGAAATATCATTAAATCATATACGTTTATTGATATGTTCCCAGTAGATATCTCTCCAATTGATGTAAGTTGGGACGCAAATGATGCGATTGAAGAATTTGCTGTGACATTCCAATATCAATATTGGACCTCAGCTGAAGTTGCTGTTGCTTAAAATCTCATTTGTGAAATTTTTTTATATATTTGATTTTGTCATTATGGAGTAACGCATGGCAGGTATAAATTTATTTGGCTTTGAAATCCTAAGAAAAAAGCCAGAAGCAGATATTCAACCACAAATCACGGCACCTGTTAATGATGACGGTGCCGTTGATCTTGGCACTGGTGGATATTTTGGCACATACCTAGATCTTGAAGCAAGTTTTAAGAACGAAGTTGATTTAATCTCTCGTTATCGTGAGATGTCTCTTCAGCCAGAACTTGAGTCTGCTGTTGATGAAATTGTGAACGAAGCAATTGTTCACGATGTTTCTGGTAAATCAGTGTCAATTATACTAGATGATCTTGAGCAGCCAGAAGAAATTAAAGAAGCAATTCGTGAAGAATTTAAGCACGTTCTCAAACTTTTAAACTTCTCAAATGATGGTTCTGGTCTTTTCCGCGATTGGTACATTGACGGAAGATTATTCTTTCAAGTCCTAGTTGATCGCGCTCAGCCACAGCTTGGTATTCAAGAGCTTGTTTATATTGATCCAAGAAAGATCAAAAAAGTTCGTCAAATTCAAAAGAAAAAAGATCCAAGAACAGGTGCAGAAGTTGTCGCAGGGATGCAAGAATTTTATGTGTTCAGCGATAAGACATCTTCACAGGGTCAACAATTAGTTTCAACTGTTTCAGATGGCGCAGTTAAGATTGCAACTGATGCAATTGTGAATGTTAACTCTGGATTGCTCGATCCAAAACGCCAAATGGTTCTATCGTACCTTCACAAAGCGATAAAGCCCCTCAACCAGCTCCGAATGGTTGAGGACGCTGTTGTCATTTACCGTCTATCACGTGCACCAGAACGTCGTGTATTTTACATTGACGTTGGTAACATGCCACGAATTAAAGCAGAGCAATATCTTCGTGACTTTATGACAAAGTTCCGAAATAAAGTTGTTTATGATTCTTCAACAGGTGAGGTCAAAGACGATCGTAAGTTTATGTCAATTATGGAAGACTTCTGGATTCCAAGACGTGGTGAAGGTCGTTCAACAGAGATTACAACTCTACCACCAGGACAAAATCTTGGTGAGATGACAGACGTTAAGTATTTCGAACAAAAACTATACAAAGCATTGAACATTCCAATTACTCGTCTAGAAGTGGGTCAAGGATTTATGCTTGGTCGTTCTCAAGAGATTTCTCGAGACGAAATTAAATTTAATAAATTTATTGAGAAACTTCGTTCCAAGTTTACAATTCTATTCGATGAGTTAATGGAACGTCAATTGGCTCTAAAAGGCATTGCTTCAGTCGATGAGTGGAAAGAACTTCGAGAGAATATTCATTATGACTTCTTAAAGGATAATAACTTCTCCGAACTTCGTGAAGCAGATCTAAACACAGCAAGAGTTCAATTGCTTGCTCAGGTTGAACAGTTTACAGGAAGATACTTCTCAAAGGCTTGGGTGCAGAAAAATGTATTGCATCTTGACGAAGAATCAATTGATAGAATTAAAATGGATCTTGAAAATGAGCGTCTAGAAGAACAACAAGACGCAATTCGAAGAGCAGAAGAGGAAGCAATTATGAATCAGCAGATTATGCAGATTCAAGCACAATACGCTCCGCCTCAACCAGCACCAGGATCACCAGAAGAAGCAGCTGCAATGCAACAACAGGCTGCAGCGCAACAACAACCTCAGCAATAATTATATAAATATTGGAGTAACTATGAACAGTGAATCTTTAGTAAATGCGATTTTTTCAAAAGATGGCGATGCAGCTGCACAGGCTTTACAAGGTGCATTATCAAATAAAATTGCTGATGCGCTAGAGGTAAAGAAAGTTGAAGTTGCATCTAATTTTATTTCTGCCCCACAAACTGCAGTTGAGACAGCAACAGAAGAACAATGACTGAGTTAACTGAAGCAAAAAAGGATTTCGACATAAGACAACGCATTAAAGATCGCGTTTCTCTTGTCAAAAACAGACTGAAACTTCCTGTTAACACATCGACAGCAGCCAGTGCAATAACAGACTATGTCAATTTATCACAAAAGAACCCAAAGTTATCACATTATAGAATATTACAAAAGTTGTCAGGACAAAAACGAGATGCAGTATCAACTGTAAACTCAGCAATGCCAATCCCAATGATTGTCAATGCACCAGATACACAGTTACGTCGTGCGCTTAGAGATGCGTTAAGAGAAGAAAAAATGAATCTAAACGAAGAATTTAATCCACCTGCAATGTTGCTTTTAAAGCGCCAAGCAATTCGTTTGTTTCCAAATGGTCAACGTGTTGCATTGTATATGGATAACAAATATGGTCTTACATTTCCAGTGCCTTATGATACATCTGGTGCAGGATTTGGCGCAGCATTGAATACAGTCAGTTCAGGTCCAATTGGAACAGCAAAGACTGGTGGACCAATTGCTGGATTTGTGAATGAAGAATATGTTCCAGTATTGCTTTCAACAGGTGAAGAAATACCTGTAGAAAAATCAGTGATGGCTAAGATTCATGAAGTGTATGAGTCATTGAACGAAGAAAATAAACAAAAGTTTTCTGATATGCTTCTTGAAAACGAAGAAACCTTTAACAAAGCAAAAGAGTTTGCACTCTCCGTAAAATGAAAGAACAAATTCAAAGATATGAAGATCGATATGGCTCTTCTGATTTTGAAGATGGAAAAGGTGCAAATTTGCAAAAACTCGTTGATCGAAAAGAAAAAAGAGAAATGAAACAAAACGGCATCAAACCAACAGATACTTTTGCTGACAAAGTAAAGAAAGTAATTGCTGAAGAGAATCCATCAAAAAAGAAAAAAGAAAGTGCTGACATGCAAGATGCAGAAGCAGTCAAGTATCTCAAGTCAAAGGGTTTAAGTGACGAAAATATTGAAAAAGTTATGAAGACACCATATGGTGTTGATGCACTTAAAAATTCTGAACAAGAAGATGATAAGAATGAAGTTCTTGACGATGATGGAAATAATCAAATGCGCGATGAAGAAGAAGAGAAGCGCATTAAAATAATGCAGTATATGAATCCAAGAATTGTAAAGTCATCAGAAGTTAAAAACTTTATGGATCGTACGAATGTAAAAGAAGAAATTATTCGTCGACTTAATGAACTTGCATCACACAAATTAGATTTATTTAAAAAAGCATTGGCTGTTGAAGCACCATTTGAATTAGAAGAAGAAACAGAACAACTTGACGAAGGAAATGTGATTCGTCAGGGTCGAACAAAAATTGTTAAGGCTCGTGTTCGTGGTGGTAAAGTTCAAAGACGCAAAAAATTATCCGCTGTAAAGGGTTATACAATTCGTGGTGGAAAACTCAAGCGTATGTCAATGCAAGAAAGAATTCGTAGAAAACGCGGACAACGTCGTGGTAAAGTCAAGCGCAAAGCAAAAATGGCGCGTGCTCTTATGAGAAGAAAAAGATCAATGAGAAAAAGAGCATCACTTGGATTAAAGGAATAGAAACATGAAACTTATTACAGAAACAGTTGAAGAAGTAAAGTATATCACCGAAGAAAATAACGGTGTTAAGACTCTATACATTCAAGGTCCATTTCTTGTCGCTGAGACAAAGAATCGTAACGGTCGTTCATATCCAGTGACCGTTCTCGAGAACGAAGTCAATCGCTATATGAAAGAATATGTCGATAAGAATCGTGCATTCGGCGAGCTCGGTCATCCAGAATCACCAACGATCAATCTAGAGCGCGTCTCTCATATGATTACAAACATCAAGAGAAACGGCAATGTCTTCGAAGGAAAGGCAAAGGTTCTTGATACACCTATGGGTAAGATCGCCAAGAATCTAATGGAAGCAGGCGCAACTCTTGGTGTTTCTTCTCGTGGCATGGGTTCTTTAAAGAATGTCGATGGTGTGAATATTGTGCAACCAGACTTTTATCTTGCAACAGCAGCTGATATTGTTGCTGATCCATCTGCTCCAGGTGCCTTTGTTCAAGGTATTATGGAAGGGAAAGAGTGGGTTTGGGATAATGGTTTAGTAAAAGAAATCAATATTAATGAATATCACGATCAAATTAAAAGTGCAAAACAGAAGCAATTAGACGAGATTTCATTAAAGATCTTTGAAAATTTCTTGTCAAAACTCTAAGTTTTATAAATAATAATACCTCTTCAGGAGTTATAAATGCGTCATAAATCATTACACGAATCAGCAGCAGAAATTCTTGCAGCATCAGTTGCAGCTGCTGGAAAAGAACCAGTTCCAATGGCTGCAATGATGGACCCAAATGCTGATTTGGGCGGTGAAAGCATGATGGGTGACGTAACATCACCAGGTGCTGCAACTGCTCAAGCAGTGATGCCATCACCAAAACCAGGACGTCCTGGAGCTCCTGCAGAAAACATGAAGGCACTTCCAGCAGAAGGCGAAGAAGAGTCTGAAGAAGAAGAAAAAGAAGAATCACCTGAAGCAATGAATGAAGAACTTGTTGTTCTCAATGAAGAACAAATGCTTCTATTCGAGCAAGCAATTGATGCTGAATTTGATGTTCTTGTTGAAAGCATTGTAACAGAATTTAAAGAACAAGAATTTACAGAAGAAGAATTTAAAGCCCTTCAAGAGCAATCATCACAGTTCATTGCTGAGATGGAAACTCTTACAGAAGAAGAATTTGAACAATATCTCGCAACACTCACTGAAGAAGAATTTGTTCATGTAATTCAACTTGCATCATTGGATGAAGGATTCTTTTCTAAGGTTGGTAAATTCCTTAAGAAAGGTGTCAAGTCTGTTGCCAAAGTCGTATCAAAAGTCGCACCAATTGCTTCATTTATTCCAGGTGTTGGTACAGCACTCGGCGCAATTGGTGGTAAGATTGCTGGCAAACTTGCAGGCACTGCGCTTGGTAAACTTGCAGGTGGTGCAGCAGGGCTTGTATCAAAAGTTGGATCAGCAATCAGTAAAGTTCCAGTTGTTGGTGGTGCTCTTAAAACTGCTGCTGGTGAAGCGCTCAAAGGTGGTGTTGGATCAGTGCTTGCTGGTGGCAAATTTAAAGAAGGTGCCAAAGCAGCTGGTTTGGGATCAATCGTAGGTTCTGCTGCTGGCGCAGTTGGCGATGCTGTGAGCCGCGCAACAGGATCACAAGTTGCTGGTGATGTTGCATCAAATCTCGCAGCATCAAGAGTTGGTGGCAGCGGTGGAACAAATTATAATGAAAAACCAGAAAGACCAGATGACTATGAGCCATCACAACAAGATGATCAAGGAGAACGTACACAAGCATCCGCTGCAGCTCCTCAAGATGATGAAGATGAATCAAAATCATTTATGAGAGATGTTCGTGCAAATCGCAGAGGAAGACTAGCTGCTGCAGGTGGAATGTCTGCAATGCGCGAAGATGCACAAGAAATTGTTGGCTATTTGTCAACGCTCAATGAACAACAACTTGATCAATTTATTAGTCAATTGTCAGATGAAGAAGCAGAATTTGTTTCAGAAATTTTGGATGAAGCAGCAGGTAAGGCTAAGAAAAATCCATATGCTGATGTGATGAAATTAAATCCAAACATCAAAGATCCAAATAAGATTCGTGCTGGTGATACAATTAAATTGCCAGACGGCAAAAGTTATAAAATTTCTAAAGGTGACACGTTATCTGGGATACTTGCACGTAATAAACCAAAACCAGGTCCAAAGCCAGTAACTACAACTCCAGCAGCACCTGTTACAACAACTCCAACAGCTCCTGCTGCACCAGCAGCACCAGTTGCAGCAACTCCAGCAGCACCTGCTCCAAGTGCGGATAACAAGCCACCTCGTGCTCCAAAGACACGTGCTGGTGAAGAAGATTGGAGCAAACAATCAACATGGGATGCTTGGACACTTGGAAAAGAAGGATCTGCAGGATCTGAAGCTGATGTATCAGATAGTGGTTCAGGTATGCCAACTGCAGAAGTACCTGAAAAGGAAAAAACTGTTGGTGATCAATTTGTTGATCAGATAAAGAGAACAGGAAGATCTGCAATTAGAGCAGGAATAGGTGGTGCAATTCTTGGACAAGATTGGAAAGATGCAGCTAAAGCAGGTGCAGTCGGAAATCTTGTCGGAGATATTGCAAAAGGATTTAAACAAGCCAAAAAACAAAACATGAAAGAACAATTTGAGGACTCAAATATGAACGGAGAAGAACAAACAATGGAAACAAATGAACTCACCGAAGAGCAAGTTCGTGAACAACGAATGGTTGCAATCAAAGAAACGGTAAAGCAGTTCAAGGGTAACATGAGAGAAGACGTTGACGCTCTGTTCAATGGAGAATCTCTATCCGAAGAATTCCGCGCAAAAGCCACATTGATTTTCGAATCAGCAGTGACTTCTCGCGTTGAAACTATTCTTGAACAAATTGTACAACAGAACGACGAAGTTCTCGCAAATGCTTATGATGAGATCAAGAATGATCTTACCGAGCAAGTTGATGAGTATCTTAACTACGTCGTTGAGCAGTGGATGGAACAGAATCAAGTTGCCATCGAGACAGGTCTACGTGCCGAGCTCGCTGAAGACTTTATTTCTGGTCTCCGTGCATTGTTCCAAGAACACTACATCGAAATTCCTGAAGAGAAGGTCGATGTTGCAGAAACACTTGCAGCAGAACTTGAAACTGCAGCTGAGTATGTAGATTCTGTTCATCAGCATGTTGAACAACAGAATGAAACAATCAGCGCACTACAAGAAGAATTAAATGCTGTCAAGAAAGAAAAAGCAATTAATAATTTCTGCGAAGGACTCACTGCAGTCCAAGCAGGAAAAATGAAATCGCTCGCAGAGGGCGTGGAGTTCACCACAGAAGGTGATTTTGAAGAAAAACTCGCTGTACTACGCGAGAACTACTTCCCAACTAAAGTACAAGTGAAAAGTGAGGTAAAGGAACTTCAGAAAGTCGCTCTTAATGAAGAACCAGAAGTAGCATCAACTAATAACATCATGAATCGTTATGTTCAAGCAATCGCAAAAACGGCTCCAAAAGCCTAATTTAATTTAACTGAG